GTATTGGATGAGCGATTATTGGATGAGCGATTATTGGATGAGCGATTATTGGATGAGCGATTATTGGATGAGCGTTCATTGGCAGACCTACTCTGACGGGAAGATGGATTGCTCACTTGAAATTTTTGTTGAAGTGAATTGTTTGTGAATGTAAAATTTTGCATTTGGCAATACTGTTGTGATATAATATAATATAATAAAATAAAAATTATATTAAATCTAAATCATTTATTACTCTTCAGCAGTTGGACAAAGAACAGAAAATCCTTGCGTGAAGGAAATAGGTTCATTTGTTACGGGGTTGTTGCAAGAAATGCTAAAATAAACTTCTGCACACAAGTTGACAAAACTGGCCCCGCCACTCGGGGTTGCACATAGCAAGATGTATGGATTTAAAGAAAACCCGTAAGTGACGTTTCCTACTCCATCAATAGAAATGGTTTGATCCACAGAATATGGGCTATCTGGCATCCCAATTTGTGCATCAAACGTTCCAGCACTGTTGAGTTGAGCTGTAAAACTTTCAGTAATGGGAATATTTATATTTAGTTCATCGAATCCAATATTGAAATTGCTTACCGTGAACACCATGCTTTCCACAAACACAACTTGTTCATCCTTTGGCGGCGGAATAAGTACCTCGGCACTCGAAACAAAGGTAATCGTTATTGTTGCGGATGCCGAAAAGGTGGTGGAACCAACCAATGGTATGCCACTGTATTTATGAACATTTTGTGGATGTGTAAATGTTTCTGTGTAAATGGTTGCTTGGGATTTACATGGATTCCAACGTATACTGCTGCAGCATGTTTCACAAAGAACGTCGCTAAACCACGATGTGGTAACGCAATTACATGGATTACAGTTCCCCCCTGTGGCTCCTCCGATGCATTCGATTACTTTATGCCAATGAGAAACAGCAGGGACCGTCGTCGTCGTAGTCCATCCTGGAGTGGTGTATCCAGCTACTGAAGTACTTCCTGATACATTATAGGATAACACAGAAGTTACTGCGTCAACACCAGCAGCTTCATATGTGACTAAAGAGTTGCAAGACATCTGTAAATATTATTATATTATTACTGTTATATTATTATTCTATAATTATTTTATAATTATTTTATAATTATTCTATAATTATTGCAAAATATAATTGTAGAATAATTATTGCATTATTATAATAATATCTAAGATTCGGCTGAATTAATTACATGGTAGTTGTAGAAGGTAATGTAGTGAGTCGTGGATGCTAATTGTGTAGTCCCGTTTATGAAAATAGAAATATTACTGCTGTTCGAGTAGTTCTGTATGCTAAATGAGATGCCCCCCGTTACGCTATTAAAAGTATACGATACTGAATAACTACTGTTTTCTGGAAATATCTCGATGTTGTTTACGCTAAAATTACTTTTGTTGATATATCCGCTAAATGTGACTGAATTATCATTGTTCAGAACATAAGACAAATTAATCGGATACTCACTATTCATCGAAATATTCAAATTGGGAATAAGAACAGATGACGGAGGAGGAGGAGGAGGAGGAGGAGTCGTTTGTTGAGTAGCACACCCACCGTTATTTCTGCAAAAGCTGTCTATTCTGGATGCAGTAACATAGTTGGGAGTATAGGAACTTCCTAGTCTTACAAAGCGTACAGAACTCATATATATATACGCTGGATATATAAATATTATATATATATATATTTTGTTTTTTTTATATAAAGATACAACAGAATGAAATAGATACCCTTCGCTAGCATTCATATGTGTTCCATCAGCCACGAATACAAAGCTATTTATATTCAAATACCTAAAACAGGTGGGTCATATGTTCACAGCTTATTGAGGGATTGCTACAATTTTAACACCTATAGATTTACACGAGAGGACCACAAAGCCTATGTGGGCGAAGATGCCGACAAGGACGACGAAAAAGGTTGTGGAAAGATTTATGGGTTTGTCAACACACGGAAGACCGGTATTTTGCAGTACTTTACAACGTCCCAAGAGTTATATGACCAGGCAAAGATAACGAAGGAACAGTGGGACAGCTATACGAAGTTCACGTTTATTCGAAATCCGTATGATAAAATTGTGTCTGCATGGAAATTCATTGATAAAGTCAAACCGAACCATCGTAGCTTGTTGGCTTTTTTAGAGTTCAAGGATGAGTGTGACAACTCTGTTTATTCGCATTCCTTTATTCCACAGTATGTGCATCTACTGGATGAAAACGGTGAGCTTCGTATCGACTATTTTGGTAGATTTGAATGCTTGAACGAAGATTTAATTTACATATTAAAAACAATCGGGATAACAAAAATCACTCATCAGAAGTTGATTGTGGAGGATATCAAGTTTAACCAGTCCAGCAGGTCGAACTATGCATTGCATTACTCACCCCTTATACTTCAAATAGTGAATCGATATTTTCAGGTGGATTTCGACAAGTTTAGGTATATGAAATGTGCAACGTTGGAGGAGCTGATTGCCGACAGCCAATACTATTACTTTGACAAAGAGGAATTCAACAAGAGAAACAGTTTATTGATGCAACAGTTAGAGAACGACAATATTTTGGAAACAATAAAAAATGTTGCTTTAGAAGCAAAAATAAAAAGCATCAAAAATAACACAAACAATCGAGCTGCCCTGCGGAAACTAATGGAATTGACCAGCGAACAAACATCGAATGACAAAGAGTTTCATGCCAAAAATTTTTTATCTCTTTTAGGAAAGTTTGCCGAAAAGATGAAGGAAAATATGGGCGAACAGAAAGTGGTTGCACCGGATAATTGTCTTTGATTATTAAATTTGTTTTATTCAACCAATCACCAATTACCAATCGCCAATTAGGACCCGTTTTTTCATTTTATTGCGTTTAAATATTTACTTTCATAAGTATTTAAAGATTCCAAAATAAATTTGAGTATAAGAAAGGAAAGAACCATGTCTTCATTTAACAACAAGAGCCAACCATCTCCGTCGACCACGGAAGGGAATGTGCTGACCATCAAAACAGTGCAAATAGCTCCTTTTCGGACACTCATGACTGCATTGAAAGATATTTTGTTGGAAACCAATATCACCTTCGGGGCAGATGGAATGAGAATTATAAACATGGACAAATCACATACTATTCTAGCTCACCTGCATTTGGCTGCACAGAATTTTGAGTTTTATGAATGCAAAAAAGACAAAATCATCATTGGTGTCAACATGTTTCATCTGTTCAAATTGATTAACACCATTGAGAACGACGAGACCTTGACTATCTACATTGAAAATGCGGATTATGTCGACGGCATTGTTTCGTATTTGACTCTAAAGTATGAGAACGGAGAGATTAAGCAATGCAAGACCCAGAAGCTGCGATTGATTGAGCCTGAACCCGAGGAGCTACAGTACCCGGATGTCAAGTTTTCGTCTATCATCAATCTGCCGTCACAAGACTTTCAAAAGATAATTCGCGACTTGTCTTGCATTTCAGACAAACTCGAAATCAAGTCAGTGGGCAACGAACTGATTTTCAAGTGCTCTGGTCAATTCGCATCAGCGGAAATCCATCGAGCAGAATCGGATGGCATGTCATTTACCTTGAAACAAGATTCCTCGAAGATTATCCAAGGGGAGTTCTCTCTGAAGAATTTAGGCTACTTCATCAAGTGTACCAATTTGTGTCAACAAATCGAAATGTATTTAGAAAACGACTTACCGTTTGTAGTGAAATACAATGTCGCCAGTTTGGGTGAAATCAAGCTGTGCCTTGCCAATCTTCCAAGTTCTTAAAAAAAAACAAATAATCAATCCATCGTGCAAATTATTTATATATATTCTATTTTGTTTTATATAAATAATATAAACACCACGTCAATGTCTTATCCTCAATATTTAGGTGCACAACGATGCTGTAGCATCAACATCCAAGGTCCACAAGGACTCGTTGGTCCTGCGGGAATTGGGTCCATTGGTCCTATGGGACAAACAGGTCCAACTGGTCTTGGAGTAACCGGCCCAACGGGAAGGGGGTGTATCGGTCCCATTGGTCCCACCGGACCTGTAGTCGGCCTTGTGGGTCCGCAAGGACCTGTCGCTTCCTATGTTGATACCACGATTTCGTCTCCGCTATATGACATCTTTACATCCACTCTTTCCTTACCCGTTCCATCCACGGTTGTGTCCTATTACCAAATCAATATTACTGGATTCAATGTCACTGCTCTCAACGCCACCAATTTGCCTGCTGGATACCAAGCAACCATCATAGTCTACACCGTCTCCACTAGTACTCCCTCTTCGATTTCTTTTTCAAACGCGTACAGTGTGCAAAAAAATGTGAAGTTAGCATCACCTATACAGCTTCTCGCGCAAACCAGTGGCTATCCTCAATATGCTATTGTGACTGTTCTCGCTGACGGAACATATTATTATGTCAATGCCGTACCATGTACCAACCAAGCCCCTTAGGACTATTGAGAGATACGACCATAAAATATATGTGTATGTAAAATTTGTTATATTCTCGTATCATATATATAAGGAATTTTTATGTATTCGTTTTCTTTAGCTTCTAAGAAATGTTGCACAAACCAAACCACTGGCAAACCTGGACCCACAGGACCAGCTGGAATAGGACCCATTGGCCCCATAGGGTATACTGGTTTACCCGGAGTTAGCTATACTGGGCCTACTGGGCAGGGATGCACCGGTCCTACGGGTCCCTCGGCGTCTTTTTCGGGTATCACAGGTCCCACTGGACCCACAGGCCCATCTGTTCCTGCTTCCACTGTGACCGCCTTGAATTTTGTCAGCGGTCAACCAGTGGTATTACCCTCTCAAAGCGAACCGATTGCATATTACTCCGTGACGATGACAGACAGCGTAGGCATCATTTCACTCAATGCCACCAATCTCTCTTCTGGATACGAAGCAGTCCTATTCGTTTCCGCCACAACGACTTCTCCCAACATCCAGTCTACGGTGAATGGTCCCTATAACTTTTTCTCGAATATATCCATCATACCAACCATCGCCATGGGGAATGGAACGTACGCCATGATAACTATTCTATCTGATGGAATCAATTATTATGGGAACGTGGTCTACTTTACCCAATAACATTAAGAGGATAGATGAGAAACGAAAAGTCGAAGGAGCAAAGGAAAGGAACAAGGGAGATATGATATAATAATATAATATATATAATATATAATATATACACATATATTATGTCCAATTACTACGCCAATTACTCACAATATTTAGCAGTGAAGTCCTGTTGCAGTGCAGGGGAAATGGTCGGTCCACAAGGCCCCCCTGGTCCATCCCTCACTGGTCCAACCGGGTTTACGGGAGCACCTGGACCGAGTTACCCTGGAGCAACCGGAAAACCGAAACGCGGTCCTACTGGTCCTACCGGTACAGCGGGTGGATATGACGGCCCCACTGGTCCAACAGGTCCAGGCGGTGCTCCCAGTTTCATTGCATTAACGTTTAATCCCTCTACAAGTTCTATCACCATTCCATCACAATCTTCACCCATCACATATTTTACTTTGAATTTGGCAAACGGACAATCATTAGATTCGATTGTGTTTGCCTCCCCTCTGCCCATTGGCTATCAAGCTATCGTTTTCGTGTATGGACCTGTTGGTTTTCTTCAAAGTGCTATTGTTTCATCATCTATAAACAATTCTGGGTTCGTATCCAATATCGCATCAAGTCTTGGAACATTAAATTTTTATCTCGTTGGAAGTGACCTCAATGCCACTCTAAGTATTGTAAGTGATGGCACAAAGTACTATTGCAACGCGATACAGTATACAAATTAAACCAAAAGAAAAATACATGCACCTTTTTGGACATGCAAGTCTTTTTAATATACTATATTTTCGATAGGAAGTAAGTGCTTGGGAACGTGCAACAAAGCTGGGTCGCGGTCCATTTGAGATATCCAAAACAAAAAGAATTCATTTTGTTGTGTGAAACCAATACAAAACTCAATGGGTTGTGAAGAGAGCTTAAAGGGTGTACTCATTCGTGTCGGCAAATATGTTGCCTTCTGAATGAGAACAAGGACGTGATAGTACACAGGAGGAACGCCTACTTCACTGTAATGGACGACGCCCACCCAATGTTCCTCGTCATATTCAATGAATGGGGTGGAACCGCGAAACCGATTTATCAAGGTATGTTGGTATGGTTGCTCCAAAACAGGGAGAAACATGCATTTCTCTCCTTCGTATGCAACCTGTTCGATGATGTATCCTATTGTATAAGGGGACCATTTATAGACAAAGAAACACACTCCTGGTACCGGCAGCGGTGCCCAATTTTTCTCACATACAGGGTTCCAAGGCATCGTCACGAGTCGCATGTGTTTACACTTGTTTTGCTCATAGTCATACTCTCCTATGACCATCTGGTTTATACATGATGGAACATAGTGCACATTGCTAGCGATGAACATGACTTTATTGTCTTTTTCGAACAAACGAATGTCTTCAAGTCCTACCGAAAAGGCATCGTAGTTTGGTGCGAGGATGTCGTCGTCTGGCTGCATGACTTCAAACCGTGTAGGCTGCAATTCTTCATTCAAGATTGAATGTATATTGTAACTGCGAATCTGTCTTGGTTCCTTAAAGAAAATACATTCCCAATTATCTCTGTAAAGGTAATTCACATATCGGGTGTTCAAAATATGACTGTTTGTATGATGGTCGTACACATAGGATGCAGACGAGGCGAAGAATCGGTCCCCATCGGCCATAGTCAACGGTGGATAATTGTACATCACTGCTTTCACCTCTGGGTGAGACATCAATTCTGTAACATAAACCGATGCAGGAATGTCGATGATACTATCGTTGTGGTCGGCTGCGTACCAGACCGGACGAATGTGTCCATGTGACTCGAGCCATGCCCAATAATTCACCTCCCAGACGATATGTCCGTGACTCTGTTCAATGAATTCTGCAAAGTGGGCCACGCTGACTTTGTAGAAATCGACCAACGTATCTTTGTCACCAATGAAAAATCCTCCGCAAAAGCGCCAACAGATATGGCTCTGCAGGGCGTTCATGTCGCTGAACGGTTGTGGCCAGCAACCCGGCATCACAAGGAACGGAGGCATATACCGTCTAGAGGCATGTCGTTGTATTGTCAATAGGCTTCTCTCCATATTCCGAAAGATGTATGGCAAACTAAAATCAAACCAACTAAACAACGAATGTTGAAATGGATTTGCGTCTATGGCCTTGTGAATGAACTCGATTTTGGCATGCATAAGCAGCATATAGTTCGGTAAGTCCTTGATGTAGCTTCGTTGTTCAGGCAGTGTCATGTTCGGCGAACGAAGTTGTCCAAACAGCAATTCATCGATGGTGACAATCTGGACAATGCGTACGTTTGTATGATTGGCTTCAATGAGGCGAAAGACTTGCTCGTATTCAGGACTGGTAAACAGACAAATAGGGATGCCCAGTTGGACAATTTGCATGAAAAGAGCAAGACGTTTTTCGAATGTTTTATTTTCATCATATTCAGAACTATATATTTTGAGATATGATGTGACGAAAGTGACAACATGATTGTCCATGGATTCAATTGGATATGTATGGATAATAAATTCTATTTAATATTTATTTTCGTTTTTTTTACTTTTTATTTTTGCTTTTATCCAACGATCAATGATATTTCAAAAGGGAGTCAATGAATGATTTCTCGTACACACCAATCCGTGTCGTACGGTCCCACGTACTGTAATTGAGCAAGACCCGACTGTCTTCTACCACGATACTGAGACAGTATTCAATAGGTTCCCCTTCGAATTTAAACGGGGCCGAATATCGCAGGAGATGCATGTTGCTGTCAAATACTGCAATCAAATGGTAATAGTCACGCGGGTTTTCATAGGACACTATATGCGTAACGAACCATCTTTCTTCGCCATAGACAAATGCACACGAAGAGCCTCTTACTTTGGAGAAAATACCCGGCATGTCACGAGTTTCTACAATCTGTAGCTCATTCGACTCCACACGACACAATGTCAAGGGAAACCAATCGTACACGATGTGCGTTTTGTTGCGATAATCAACGAATACCCAATTCTTTTCACAAGAGGTCTGCTTGAACCGTTGTCTCAGCTCCGTTGGTACGAGCCACCCTCCTTCGTATGACCCTTCCACAATGCCTAGTTGGTCCCTCATATGATAACCAGTACCAATAAACCGTGTTACACCAGTGTAACAGTCATAATAGATTTTCACGTCTTCTACGCCAATGTAAAGACGACCATCGAAAGACGTGTCGAACCATGTCTCCTTCACTGTATTGACATCCGCATCCAATTCAACCAACTTGTTTATGGTGATAATGTGTCCTTCGCAGTTTTTGTACGACCCATCTTTTTCAATATAGTAGTTTACATACCGTACGTTCATGATGTATCCGCTTCCATCTGGTCGAGGAATCAGACAGCTGGACGACGACCGGAACAAGGTTTGTTCCCCCAGGATAACGCTTTTGTGAACATCGTTATCAAATAAATGGATGAACGAGGGTTGCAAGATATCCTTGTAAAATTTCATGTTGGACAGCAGGTTGTTGTTGACACTCTCATCGGTGGAATGGTTGAGCACAGTGACGACCTCATCGTTGATATTACGCACACCCAGGTAAGAGGAAAAGATGGTGTACTCATAGTACAGCTTATATGTATAGACATCGTTGTGCAAAAACAGGTAGTTATCCCGGTTCAACTTTTTATCCAAAATGGCTTTGGCCACGTCGTAATATAATTTGCACAATTTGTGCTGCGAATGCTCTCGGTAATGCTTTATCATCTCATACAATCCTTCCAACCGTTCGGGATAAAAGTTGTAACCATCCAACCAAGATGTGAAGGCTTCGCTGACATTACCCAGACGTTTGAAACACATCCCAATACGGTAATGGCTATACCACACCTCCTCAAACCATCCTCCCAGGGTGATGCGCTTCTTGTAGTACGTGATGGCCTCCTGGAACCGTCCAAGGTCGTGGTAGCTGTTGGCGAGGTAAAAGTGGTAGCGCACATTGTTGGGTTCAGATTGAAGACCGTTCAGCAGTAGTTGGATGTCGCGCTCGTATTTGTTTGCCTTAGACCCTCCGTCTCCAATATCGTGGATAAACGCATGCTCTTTGGCGATGGTCAGCGTACGGTTTCCAGGAGGAGTGTCAATGTACTCGTGTGTCACGCCTACGTATCGGTACATTCCATTGTTACGTACAATTCGCAAGTTTTGGTAGTAGAAACTGCGGTGTCCCTGGAAAATGTGAAAGCTGTCAGCGGTGCGCAACGTGTTTTTGTCGAATTGCTTTGCATCCAGCACCATGTCGGCGTCCAGCAACAAGACAAATTCGGACATCCCGTTTGCATGCTCTAGAGCAACATTGCGGTTGTGACAGAAATCCTTGAATGGTTCGTGTACTACCTTGCCGGGAATGGTTCGTGCTTCAAAGTACGTTTCAATCAACCACACGGTGTCGTCTGTGGACCCTGTGTCGCAAATACAGTAACAGTCAATCAAGTTGACGACGGAATCCAACAACCGAGTAATAATTTTGCTTTCGTTTTTGACAATCATGTTTAAACAGAGTGTCGGGTCCATGTTTCTAATAATTTCGTATATCTCTATGAGTAAGATAGTATTTAAATAGATAAATCCTGTGTTTATTATTGTCCCAAATAAATAAAAAATATATTATATCCATATAAAGTAGAATCATGGCCGCCACGCGCTTTAAATACGACGATTGCCGAACCAAGAAAGCTTTGCAACAATCAACTGACCCAGGCAGATGGATACTCAATGTGCCTGGCAACGGAGACAAACCTTGTTTCATTGAGGACCCCCAAATCATTGTTCAAAAATGGGGCGCCAATCTCCGAACCAACACCATCAATTTGGAGAGCGACCTGCGCGGTGTCAATCGTCGGGCAAGCCGAGATTGTTTAGGGAAAGACAACTACCAAGAATTCAATGTGTCCAACCAAGCTATCGAGTATCCAACCTGCAACAATACCTTTACAGAACAATCGCGCGCCACGAACCCCGCATGGTGGTACCGAGATTTAGAGCAAACCGATTGGTATTACCCGCCTTTGAATCCTCAAGCAAACACATGCCTGCCCTTCCAGAACAATTTGAGTACCCGCATTTTAGAAAAGGACTATTTTACTCCGAAGAGGGATTGTGTCATGAACGAAACCAAATCCATGTTGCCAGTCAGTTACACTTTAGTGAGAGGAAACTATGTCGGTGGTCCAAATCATTGTGCGCAAACAAACTCGTGCCAGAGCATTCTGTAAATTTAAGTCAGGAAAAAATGAAAATTTTTTTATATGTGAATTAAAATATAATACTTTATATATATAAAATAATATATGGAAATCGCATTACCATTAATAGCATTAGGGGGTATGTATGTAATATCAAATCAGAAAAACGACGATTGTGCAAAAAAAGAAATCCGGAAGCTGTCACAAGAAAATTTTGTCAACATGGGGACCCGGACGAATTTAGCCACGAGAGAAAGCCAACAGTTTGGTAACTACCTGCCCAATACCAATATACCTGCACAAAATTTTCCTGTTCCCAACATCAACCAAGTGGTAGACACTGTACAGCAATATCCAAACCCGAATGCGGCCACGGACAAATATTTTAACCAGAACTTGTACGAGCAGCAGGAGAGAAAGGGGGTTGCCGTTGGCCAGAATCCGCAAGAGATTTTCTCTCTCACTGGCAACTACTTGAACTCGGAACAATTCAAGCACAACAACATGACTCCATTCAATGGTGGCAAAGTGAAAGGACGCACGTACGATATGAATATCACGGAATCTGTGCTGGACAACATGGTGGGCACAGGGTCGCAAGTCACCAAAAAAATCGAGCAAGCCCCTCTCTTCAAACCAGAAGAAAACATGCAATGGGCCTATGGTATGCCCAACCAAAGCGACTTTTACCAATCGCGTGTGAATCCCGCCATGAAGAACAGCAATGTGAAACCCTTTGACACCGTGATGGTGGGACCCGGATTGGACCAGGGGTACGGCATTGACGGCAGTGGAGGGTACAACGCCGGTATGGAGGCGCGCGACAAATGGTTGCCCAAAACGGTCGATGAATTGCGGGTCGATACGAACCCAAAGCTGGTATACGAACTGCGTGGCCACGAGGGTCCTGCGGATTCCTTTATCAAGACTGCATCCACCACGCAGATGTTGGGCCGTGTGGAGAAACAACGCCCCGACACGTTCTTTATCAATAGCCAAGACCGTTGGCTCACCACCACGGGGTCCGAGAAGGGAGAGACTCTGCGTCCTCTTCAAGAGATGGGCATCTTACGTCGTAACGATGTACCCGTGAACTACATGGGCCCAGCAGGGGCTACCGACGTGAAAGCAGCGTATGCACCAGAAAACTATGAGAAAGCCAAACGTCATGAAGCTTTCCAAGGCGGCGTGAATCACTCCCGTGCCATTGGCAAAGGTCCGTCCACAGATGCGGACAACTTTTTACGCAGTCATACCAATTACGAAAACAACCGTTCCACCGTGAAGCAACCCGAAACCATGCGCAGTGGATTTGGTGGAGCGATCGGTGCAGTGATTGCTCCCCTGATGGATTTTTTGAAGCCCACACGCAAAGACGAGACCATCAACAATGTCCGTGTCTACGGCGACAGTGGTACTTCGGTGCCCAAGGGATACGTTTACAATCCACAAGATGCAACCCCCACCACAGTGAAGGAGACCACCTTGTATGCACCTACCTTTAATGTGAACAACCAAAAGGAAGGTCTTTATGTCAACAATTATAGTGCCCCAGATTTGACACAGAGAGATACCACCAGTGCGGAATATTTCACGGCAGCCGGTGGTGCCGCCACAGCGTATGGTGACATGAACTACGAGTCTGCGTATCGCCAACACAACAATGACATCAAAGCGCAAACGATTTACAATCGCCCCAACCAAGGCGGCACACAAATTTTCAACCAGCAAATGAACATCCATTGCAAAGACGATTGCGACCGTTTCTCGAACCGTGTCAACCCTGCCTTCTCTCGTTTGAGTGCTATGCCTCCTTCCACACAAACCTATGGTGCTATCCATGCTCCCCAATATTACAACGAGTGTGCTGGGTGTGAGCGCATCAACCCTGATATCCTGACGGCATTCAAGAACAACCCCTACACACACTCTTTGTCCAGTGCTGTCTAACGTGTGGTCTAACGTGTGGTCTAACGTACTGTCTAAACGTACTGTCTAAACGTACTGTCTAAAACGTTTGTTTTTATTTTTTATATATCATGCCCATTAAAAAAATTGATATATAAAAACAATATAAAGAACAGTGTCAAATCAACATATAACTATAACACGTTACTACAAATGAACTATCCTAAGTGCGCCGTCTCGTTTATGAACTTTTGTCTTTCGGACAAAGTCCTGCTGAGCAAGTATCTCACACATGTAAGCGGCAAAAGTGTGCGCCCATTTGACGTAACCTTGCGCGATGGATTGCAAGCTTTGAGTGTCGAACATCAAGCATCATTCACCACCGAAAGGAAGAGAGAAATGTACTACGAGATTGTTCGCAAACACAACCCGAAACAGTTGGAGATAGGGTCGTGCATCAATTACAAGGTCCTCCCTATCTTTAGCGATACACGTCAGCTATTTGAGCGTGTCAATCGTACCAATACATTTGATAATTATGTCCTCGTACCCAACGAAGACCAACTTCTTCAAGCTATCAGCTTCGGCGTCACCAAGTTCTCCTTCATCACGTCCTTGTCGAACAGTTTTCAATTGAAGAACACCCGCATGACACTGAAGGACAATTTCAGTCGTTTGACCAACATGATGTTGCTGCTCGACGATTTTCGCCTTACCAAGCAACAACCATTTGGAGTCAAACTGTACGTGTCGTGTATCAACGAGTGCCCCATCGAAGGACACATTCCTGTCCAGGACGTGGTGCAAAAGTTGGTCGATTTGCGCAACACGTTGAATCCCGACACCATGTGCTTGTCTGACACATGCGGGACACTGAATCCCACCACCTTCTGGCAAATCTTGAAAGGCTTGAAGACCAATCGATTCGATGAGTCGAAGCTGTCTTTGCATTTACATGTTCCCCCCGATAGAGAGAAAGACGTGGAGAAAATCATGCACTTGGCATTGGACCATGGTATCGCAGAGTTTGATGTTTCCGACCTGCAAAGCGGTGGATGCTCGGTTACCATGGAAGCGTCCAAATTAGCTCCCAACATGAGTTATGAACAATACTACAAATTCTTGGCGACATACTTGATGCAAAAGAGAGACAGCGCGTTTCGTCAACGTCAATTCATATCTTAAAAAACAATAGAAAATATTCAAATCTGTTTCGTAAACGTACGTGCATGGGCAGTTTTAAATATAAATACGTTTTCAAAGTATTTAAATATTTGTGTCTAACTATTAGAACCCAAGCATTCAAGCATAAATTTCCTTTTTTTTTTTCCATGTTACCAATTCACCAATCTGTCAAAGAAAAGCTGCATTATTTTTATGAAATCCATAAAATTCCCAACATTATTTTTCATGGACCCTCCGGAAGTGGCAAACGCACCGTCGTGAACGAGTTCATCCACAAAATATATGACCATGATAAAGAGAAAATCAAGTCCTTTGTTATGTATGTAAATTGCTCTCATGGGAAAGGCATCAAATTCATTCGGGAAGAGCTCAAGTTTTTTGCCAAAACACACATCAATTCGCATGGGGGGAACGTCTTCAAAAGCATTGTGCTTCTCAATGCAGACAAACTGACTATGGATGCCCAATCCGCCCTTCGACGATGCATTGAACTGTTCAGCCATAACACGCGTTTCTTTATTGTGGCCGAAGACAAGTACAGCCTCATGAAACCCATTTTGTCTCGCTTCTGTGAAATCTATATTCCAGAACCTACCGTGAACGGGGAAGTCGTCAACTTGTATCGATATCATTTGGCCAGAACATTCCACTCGACAGGTAGCAAAGGCAGCAACAACCCTCATCAGCAACGTTTAGACATCCTAAAGAGAGAACTTCTGAAGCTCAACAAAGATACCACTTTGCCCGAGTTGATTGTGGTGTCCACCAAGCTGTATGAGAAAGGATACAGCGCTTTAGACGTTTTCTCTCTGTTAGAGTCCAGCAACTTCTTGGAAAGCATCTTGCCTGAGACAAAACGGTATGAATTACTGGTTTGTTTCAATCGAGTGAGGAGAGAGTTTAGAAATGAAAAGTTGCTTTTCCTCTTTGTCTTGAATTTTGTGTTTTTAAGTTCAGAACTGTGTTTAGAAAATATAAGTTTTATGTAAAATGGACGACTTCAACGTTAGTGCACTGCATGAGTCGAAAAACGAATGGGGAGCACGCTTGGTGACCATTCTCACACCACTGATTATCGATGGATACAAGTCTATTTTGGATGAATCCATCAAATTGTGTCGCGACAACCGAGAACAAGACAAATACCTGATG